TGTTACTTGCCTGTGCTGCAAGTACAGTTGCTTCTGTTGCTTGGATCGCAAACCATTTGCCTGTGTGAACCGCAGTATCATTAATATACTCTCCTCCATTTAGTCCTAAACCTCGATATTCTGATGCCATAATATTTGTTCCTTTTATGCCGATGAAACGGCAGTTGTTCCGTAAGTAATAAATTCAACTGGTTGAGTCTGTCCTTCTTGTCTTTCGAGTTTGTCTAACTCGGTTTGTAAAATTGCTTCCGCTTGTTGGTAGATAACGTTTGCCTTGTCTTGCTGGCCGTCAGAGGAAAGCCAATCACCCTGCGCCCCTATTGTCGCGTACTCGCTAAAGATGTATGGGAATACTGATGAGTCGCTTGCATAGCCTGGAAAGCCTGCCCGGTAATGTACCCATACAGGTGCGTTGCTTGCTCGGTCTGGTAGGATTGCTTCTCCGTAATCTGTACTACCACTTGCGTCTGATATATTTCTAAATGCTAAATTGTGTGTGCTTCCACTTCCATAAGGATCATTCTCAGTTACCCGGAATATCTCACTTATCGTTGTCCCGAAATCGATGTAGGATAACATGCTTGCAGTCGCAGTTGCTCCACTTCCTCCACCACTCGTTAGTGCGACTGTGGGTACTCCTGTGAATGCCGTGCCATTATTGGTGACTGCAATTCCATTTACTTCTCCATCTGCATTAATAGTTGCAGTAGCTGCTGCTGAGTTTCCTCCTCCACCACTAAATCCTACTGTTGGTGCAGATGAATAACTTGCTCCTCCATTACTTACTTGTACGCTTCGTACTCGAAGGTCTGGGATAACTTGCGAGATGACTGAGTTAAATGGCCATGCAGTGCGATCCCAGGCTAACTTGCCAAATCGATTAAAGCTGCGTACGGCAGCAGTTGTTTCCGCAGTAAGAAAAGAATCCACGCCAACCATACTTACTAGGTTGGTCAACATGGTGCTTACTGCTATTTTCCTCATGCGAAGCTTGGTTCGTTAAAGCCTCCAGATACGAAGGTCTTCTTGGTAAATGATTTTGCTTTGAGATGAGGATTGTCACGAAAGAACTCATTGGTGAATTGCTTATCGCCCCAGCATCCTTGCTTGTCTTGATGCCAGCGAAAGTATTCGCGTGCAGGTATTGTACCTTTTAATTGTCCTAGTCCCTCGACTTGTCCACCTTCTCCATTCTCTTTTCCACACTCAAGCTCACGCTTCTTTGCTTCGTACTTTTCAAGGTCAACTTCGTAACGAAGGTGCTTCTCTAAGTTCTTCATAAATTGCGAACCATTACCTTGAGATGGTTGCCACTTTGGTATGAATATTTCTGCCATAATAAAAAGATGTGGAAAAGGGAGTAGCCCGCTACGCAGACTACTCCCCAAATCCTAATTGCAATTAAGCAAATTGACCTAAATCAACGATACGTAATCCGATAACAATTTCTCCGGCAGTAGCTGATGCAATCGCTGCGTCTGTTACTTCCAAGATAATTGAAGCTGCGGTGTTTGTTCCACCTACAGGTTGTGACTGACCATCTGTGAATGCATCTCCTGTATTGAATACAGGGGCAGTCATGGCATCGACATCAAGAGCATCGATGAACTCATCTGGGTCACCAGCAGTTGTTCCTACATCAATGACAAGCGAGCCTGTACCAGCAAATGCGACACTTTCGTATACACCAGCAAGTTCAACTGCACCACCAGCAGGAATAGTAGCGATGGTCAACTGACCACCATTACCGATTGTTTGTAGATCTTCGTAAGTAGCGGTGTATACGTGTGTAAAACCTCTACCTGCTTCATTATTTGATAATTCTGACATATCTTAAATCTCCTTGTTTTAAGTGTTATTAATTAAAGTAACCGTGAGCAACAGGTGACAAACATGCCAATCCAGCAACTACGTCTACAAAACCTCTGCGACCACCTCCTTGATTCTCAAGCTCAGTTACAGACTCAGCTTTCAAGGACATCATGGATACATACTCAGGATCAATTAAGAGTCCTGCATCTGCGTCAACTGCGTCACTTCCGCTTGTTCTGTTAATGAACAAAGAAGGAACGATGTTGCACAATCCGAAGTCTCCCTCATATACGGAAACTGACAAAGTAATCTTCTTGGATTCTGCGTCCTGGTTAACTGTGTAAGTACTCTGTACACTTGCAGTTTGACGTGCGAAGTTACTGATCTCTTGCTTGAGACTTGGGCCTGCAAGTAAGGTCAACTGTCCACCAGGCATTCCGTTAGCTGAATAGAGTTCTTGAAGAACACTATTGAAAGTAGCTTCGGTCTGTGTGCCTGTGGTGTCATTAGCAACATTCTGTGCGAATGTAGGAACGTCAGAAGGTTGTCCACCCACTCCAAGCCATTTTAACATGCCTCGTGTTTTGTAAGGTGCGCCTGCTCCAGCGTCTGCTTGACGATCTTGTGCAGAACAGAATGCAGATTCTATACTGCGTTTTACGTTGCGTACTGCTTTAGACTCCGCGTTTGCAAATTCAGATGCGACACCAGCAGTATCCACCATCTCTTGCAGATCCGATACCATGAATGTATCACGGAATTTTTGTATATAATTCCCGATGCGCGCCCGGTCAGCAGATTGGTTGGTAAAATTTCCAACGTCTTCACCTTCGGAAACTCCATCAAACTCAGGCGAGTTTAATTTATCAACCTGATATTCAAAGAATGTCCCGGTTGCTTTTCCTTTTTTCATTAATGAAACGAAAGGCGTAGATTCTGGTTCTAACGTTGAAATTATGCTAGTTAAATCCTCTTTATTGCCACTCGTATTGTACGTAGTACTCTTAGCCATTTTATATATCCTCCTATTTTTGTTTTAAATTTATGCGATTGCTCGCTTTAGTTTTATGTAATTTTGGTAGTCTGCTATATTGCCCGATTTCTCGAACTTGGCATGAGCTGCCTGTATAGCCTTCTTCTGTTTACTTCCCTCGGTTCTTGGTTTACTTGCACCTGCTTCTGCACTTGCGACAGGAGCAGTTGGTTTCTTCAATTTCTTCGGTTGACCTGCATTGGCTTGCTTTGCCTTTACTGCCTTTAATCCTTCCACCATAAGTCCAAGTGCAAAATTGCTATTGGGTAGGTGGTCAACTAAAGGCTTGTAGAGTGGGCTTTGCTTTACCTGCATGAACAATTGGTAGTCCTCACTTTCTCCGTCACTTAGGAACTCGAAAGTTTGTACTGCCTGTTGGTCGGATTGTTGACGTTCCTGTATCCACTTCTGTCTTGCTGGAGCATCTTTGCGAAGGATCTTTTTTGCATTCGCTTTGATTCTCTTGAGATCAGCTTTGGTGTAAGTCTTGTCTCCATCCTTTACCACATATTCATTACCAGCGTCATCATACTCGATTTCGTTTTCCATCCCCTCGTCTGCCCATTCCATGAGCGTGTTGAGGTTCTCTACTTCCTTACTAAGTGCGTTGATGTCATTGACATTATGCAGGGCATTATCCTTGAGGAATGCAGGTTGTTCAGTAGGCACGGGTGCTTGCTCAACTTGCTGCTGGAGTTCTTGGTTTTCGGCAAGCAACGCTTTCTTCTGGGCGGTAAGCTTTCCAAACCGCTTGATCGCTGAAGCATTAAGATGCTTGGCTAATTCCTTAGACTCCTCCTCGGATAACGTATCCAAATCCAGGTCTTTAAACTTTGAAAGAACATCTGAAGGTTGTACGGGCGGCTCAGTTGATTCCTCATCTGATTCTTCCGGCTCTTCAGCAGACTGATCCTCTGACTCCTCTTCCTCTGTAGATTGTGCAACAGGTTCAGATTCCTCTTCGGTGGTGTCAGTTTCCTCAGTCTGGCGTTTCTGCATCAAGGATGATGCGAGTTCTGCCATTGTAAGGTTTCCTTCACCTTGCGTTAAACTATCAACAGAATTTTCGGAGGATTCTGAGACAACCTCTTCTTGAATTGCTTCCATAAGATCAAGGTATAAATTACCTAGTGTAGCAAAATGTAGCCTAATGTAGCAAAAAGGGCAATGAAAAAGCCCTTACGACCTAATCCCCAAAAAGTCGCAAGGGCTTTATACTAACTACTATATAACCAACTAAAGTTTATAAAAGGTATCTAGTTCCTCGTCTATTGCTTCAAGCTTTCCACACATCATGTAGTGGCGATTGGTGCAGTCTATGATTGCTTTTGTCTGCAATTGTCGAATGACTTCTTCCCTCATTGCTTCTCGCATTTCTATATACTTCTTAAACTGAGGGTCGTTCTTTAAAGTAGATAAAGCAGTTATTGCTTCTTCGGGGTCGATATCGTGGTAGGTTTTTCTTTTTCGGGGACTCATTGTGTTAGTGTAAATATTAATTCAATCATTATAAATAATGTATCCATGATTACATCACGTTCTAAAAAGAAGAAAAATAAGGTAAGTAATGCATACCACTCTCTTTGAAGGTTGTGCATCCATCATTTTTTCTTACGCGCAGTCTTGGCTGCTTTCTTAAATGCCTTGGCAGTGGGTGCGCCTTTTGTTCCAGGTTTTCTCATCTTCTCCTTGCTTCCACCTTTGATACGTTTTCGTTTTCGATGAATATTTTTATAAAGTGACATCTAACAATCCCATGCTTTGCGTGACCAATAATTGGCACTAAGTTTATTTGTCTTTCCTTTTATCCCACCTGACCTTGCACAGTAGCTCTTCTTTCGTGCAGGCTGGCTTTTCTTAATGGACATCTTTGGATCTCCGAAGCGTACAAGCTTTACATCGTCTCCTTGCTTGGCAAGTACGGCAAACTTCTTGGACTTACCTGGTGTGCGCTTTGGTTTATTGTAACCGCTAAATTTCTCTTTGCGGTAGGTAATCATTTTTTCTTACGACCACCACATTTCTTTTTAGTCATTTTCTTCTTAGGTCTTCCAACCTTAGTCCCGTAAGTTCCCTTTCCCATCGGTGGCATAATTTTATCCTCCTGTTTGTGCTGCTCCTGTTGATCCAAATTGTGTGGGTGCTGCTCCCAGCCTTCCAATTTCAGCGTTCGCTTTCTGCTGAACCTGCATCTGTCTTTGTTGCATATAATTTTGAATACGCTCCTGTAATGCCGGATCTTGTTGTACCTTTTGTGCCACATCGGGTTGAGCTAACCATTGCTGGAATATCTGCAACTTCATCTCGTGGGCATCATTTGGTTTAACATTAGGTGGTACGCCAGCATAGATTTCTGCAATGGTCTGTCTTTCTTCATCCATTGCTTTCTGTGAGGCGGTTTCTTTGGGAAGCATGATACTTTCCGCAGCACCTGGTAAAATCTGACCGACTGCAATTTGTAATAAACGCTCAGTATCAAGCGTTCCATTCTTGTCGAGTTGTGCGCCAAGTTGGGCAATTGCTTTTACACGCTCAAGCATTTGCTCTGGGTCTTGTGTGGCTGCATCGAACTGCATGTAAAAATCAAATCGTTCACTAGGGTTTCCTTTGGCATACTTCTGCATGTCCTGCATTCCTGTAACACGGAAGTATTCTTCGTCAGGCCCATACTGCTGGTAAAGCGAGTACACTTGGTCGAGTACATGCTTGAGGTGGTGAAATACTTTATCTATCACCTCCTGTTGTTTCATCTGTGCTTCCACAGGATCTACACCCGGTGCGTTTCTTCCAAAGTATCGATTTGCTTGTTCTGCAATATACCTACGCAACTCAATGTTTACTGCTGATCCACGAGGTGTGTCTGCAAATCTATACTCTCCTGGCGTGCGATATGGAACACGTACCCCAGGCCCCCACTTCGTGGGGGCTCTCCCCATTGGGTGTTCTAGGGGTGGTAAAGTGGTAAGCGATTGTGCATCAACCGCTGCATCTGTTTCTGCCTTGAGTACTTGCTGAAGGCTTTCGATAAGCTCCGGGTATGACCTAGACGAGTAAAGTTTCTTGCTTGTTTTCTCAAGGGTAGTAACTACGAATGGATATTTCCCATGCGAGTAATCAAGTAATTGATGCTTGGCATAAAGATCAGGTATATGACTTGAGTAAATGGTACAGTAAATACCGGGTACATTATCCTCATCCAACAGTCTTTGATAGCAGTACACAATTCTAACCAAGCTATTATCATCCGTTCTTGTAAATTCATCATCATCTCGGATTTGGTAAAGTGCATCGTCTGAGTTTTCCCCCTGCCCTGCCACATCAATAGCAGCATCCACAAACTCTTCTGACCAATTTTCGGTACTAATTTTAGCCTTTAATTGCTCTGGTGTCATTGACACAACATGAAACATATATGGTGCTTCCTGTGGATCGATACAATAGCTTGGCCAAAATACATCCTCATCTGGTGCAAGGGCTTTAATCTTAGGTCTGCTTACAACTTGGCGAGTAACAGGAACTGTGGTTTCTCCATCCTTGCGCATTTCTTTTAACATTGCCCGTGCCTTGGATTTGCTAATATCAAACTGCGTTTTTAGTGCCTCACTTAATTCCTCATCCATGCTGCCATCCTGTATAGCTCCAGCAATTTGTGGAAGGACTTGAGCAATCTCTTCTAGCTTAATGGTTTGTTGCTGCTTGAGTTCTTGATTCTCGTACCAGCAATAATGTACCATCATGCCCTTCTCAAATAAATGATTCAATCCAAGTTCAATCTCAGGATAGAACTCTTGCATCTTGGAATTGATTAACCAACGAAGGAACATACTCACTACATTGGCACGCTCAACATCACTTGATTCTGTGGGTGTGGCTACAATGTGCGCACGTCTTGTTGCATTCATACACATTGCAACTCGGCATGAGATTAACTCATCTGCCATTTTTACTTCTTGGTCACTTGCACCCTCCCAAGGAAATACCTCACCTGTTGAACTTTGTGAAGCGTGCTTCTTAAAGTCATCCGACTTGCCTGACCATAAGCAATGACGGGTATCGTAGTCCCTTTGCCTGCGGTCTAGCCACTCGCCCAAATCACTTTGTGTGCGCTTGTACGCTTCACTTAGGTAGGCAATGTCAGGTTCTTTGGAGACATAAAGTAATTCTGGATCGCTGGCAGAGAGCATGTGTAGCATAAAGCTACAAAAGTAGCCTTATGTAGTCAATCTAATACCCACCACCACCTGTGACTTGAATGTCACGATGGGTGATATGTTCCGCACCACTTACAAATAGGTAACGCAAGCAGTCAATTTGGTCAGAAAAGTAGTCATTCTTGGATTCTCCAGCATATTCAAGCATGGACGATATTGTATTCTCGCATTGATCGGAGAAGTAAAGCTTGGGGCAATTCTTATCAGTCATGGACTCTGTATCATCCCAGCTAAGTGCATCATTGATCTTGGCAATACCAGAGTCTATAGACACACCCGGTGCAGCACGGAATACAAATCCCATGTTGCTCATTGTATTAATAATATTACTCTCCCCTTCCTTGGTACGCACTGTGGCTGCACCCATTCGTGGGTCAACTATCCGTTCAAATATCTCCTCTCCTTCTTCCTGTGCCTCGAAGTAATCCTTGTATTGTGAGTATCCCCAACCTAGTGGACGTTGTCCAGGGCCAGGTTTACCCACTGCCTTACCAGCACCATTGATGTGTGGGATTGCCCATGCCCCCATCGTACTGTCTGGGAACTCGCGATAGACATATATCTTCCCATCTTTTGTCACACCTGCCCATAATCCAACCCAAGGTTTACTACCACCTGGATCGCATATAAAGTAACGGGTTACCGA